ACATGGTGGATGAATACGCTTGGATGGTGTCAGAAGGCTGTTGACAGCTTGGCGGACAGATTGGTCTTCAAAGGCTTTGACAATGACATCCTGAATATGTATTCCATATTTGACCAAAACAACAAGGACATATTCACAGACAGTGCGATCCTGTCGGCACTCATCACATCATGCTCATTCGCATATGTCGCAGCAGACGAAAACGGCAATCCAAGGATGAGGGTCATTGATGGCATGCACGCAACAGGCGAGATAGACACAACAACGAATCTGCTGACAGAAGGTTATGCTGTGTTGGAGTTTGATGAGCATGACAAGCCAATCACAGAGGCGTATCTGCTTCCGGGGATGACATTCATCTATGAGAACGGCAAGCTGACAAGAGAGATCAGAAATGCTGCGCCATATCCATTGCTTGTGCCGATCATCAACAGACCTGACGCAAAGAGACCATTTGGGCATTCACGTATATCAAGAGCCTGCATGGACATCCAATGCAGTGCGGTGAGGACGGTCAAGCGGTCAGAGATATCCGCAGAATTCTATTCATTCCCTCAGAAGTATGTATTGGGGATGGACAGTGACGCTGAAGAGATTGACAAATGGCTTGCCTCAATGAGCAGTATGCTGAGAATCGACAAGGATGAGAACGGTGACAAGCCAACAGTTGGGCAATTCACTCAGCAGAGTATGGTGCCACACACAGAGCAGCTCAGGATGTTCGCAGGGTTGTTTGCAGGCGAGACAGGGCTGACGCTTGATGATATGGGATTCCCATCACAGAATCCGTCAAGCGCAGAAGCGATCAAGTCATCACATGAGACGCTGAGGCTCATTGCACGCAAGGCACAGAGAGACTTCTCTGTTGGCTTCAAGAACGTGGGATATATTGCAGCATGCGTCAGAGACAATCAGACATACTCAAGGCGTGAGCTTGCTGATGTTGATGTCAAGTGGATGCCAATATTTGAGCCTGACGCAAGTCAGCTCTCTGTCATCGGTGATGGCGTGATAAAGATCAATCAGGCGGTGCCTGGATACTTCGATGAAGAGACCCTGAATGACATCACAGGCATTGAGGGCGCAAACAACGAGAAGGTCATATCCTTTGACAATATTGAGGTTGAGTGATGGAAGACATTGCACCTGAACTCTACAACAAAATACAAAGCAGAATGAGGAACATGCTGTCAAGAGACATGGACCTTGTGATGAAGATCCGGAAGGGCAAAGCCACGCAGAGAGACATTGCCAAATATGCGGACCGTGTTGGGCGTGCTGCGTCAATATCATTCAAGGAAGTCCTGAAGCTTGATGACCTGCCTGATGGGAAGCTCTATTGGAATATAGCAGACAAGACCATTGGGGAGACGCTGAAGAATATCTATGATGATGTCAACACTGTCGCAGCGATACAGATGAGAGGCGAGGACATCAAAAAGGGATTCACGCTTGGCATCAAGCAGGGGATTGCGCCTGACAAGCGTATCAAGGAAGTCCTTGAGATGGCTGTCAATCAGACCGCACAGGAAGCCCTTGACAACGCCATGACAGACCCTGTGATTGCCACAGCAAGAAAATACTATGATGACTTTCAGAGAGCCAATGGAGACGCAAGGAGCGCACTTGGCTTTGCAGAGACCGTCATAAGAAAATATGATGACAAGGGTCTCCATAACGGCAAGACACCATGCCTGTGGTGCCTCAGAAGAGAGGGCACATTCACGATGCAGCAGGCGCATGCTCTTGGCGTATTTGAACGGCATCCCGGCTGTGGGTGCATGATAGAGGTCATAACTCCAAAAAATACCCAAGTCCAAACAGATTGGACAAGGAATGAGTGGACGGAGATATGATAGAAAGGAGAACAGATGGACATCGGAAGGCAGGAGCCAACGGTGTCCGTGATTCTTCCCTATACCAAAACCAAAGGTGAAGAGGCGGTCAGCCTCTACAACAAGACAGAGCGAACAATGCTCGATTGGCAGAGCGCACTTGTCTATGACATCATGGCTGTCGGTGAAGACGGTCTGTGGATCCATCAGAAATTTGGTTATGCAGTGCCAAGACGGAACGGCAAGTCAGAGCTGATGCTCGCAAGGTGCCTGTATGGTCTCAAGTATGGAGAGCATATTCTATACACAGCGCACAGAGCCACAACATCCCATTCAATATGGGAGAGGCTTGAGAGGCTGTGCAAGAAGGCAGGCATCCAGGTGGAATCCTCATACAAGGCAATCGGCAATGAGCACCTGTATGTGGCGGGCGGTGGCAAGATACAATTCCGCACACGCACAAGCACAGGCGGTCTTGGCGAAGGGTATGACCTTCTGATTGTCGATGAGGCGCAGGAGTACACACCTGAGCAGGAGACAGCACTCAAGTACATTGTCAGTGATTCGCTGAATCCGCAGACAATAATGCTTGGCACACCACCAACAGCGATAAGCGCAGGAACGGTCTTCCCCAAATACAGGGAGAAGGTGCTGTCAGGTGGTGCTTATGAGAGCGCATGGGCTGAGTGGTCTGTGGCTGAAATGACAGACCCCAACAACATCGAGGCATGGTATGAGACCAATCCATCTCTTGGCACTATCCTGACAGAGCGCAAGATCAGGGCTGAGGTTGGTGAGGATGATGTTGACTTCAATATCCAAAGGCTTGGACATTGGCTCAGGTACAATCAGAAGTCTGCAATTAGTCAGACAGAATGGGATGCGCTTGAGGTCAAGGAACTTCCAAAGCTGACAGGTCCATTGTTCGCAGGTGTCAAGTTTGGTCATGACACTTCCAATGTTACGCTGTCCATTGCGGTTAAAATGGCGGATGGCAATGTCTTTGTGGAAGCAATAGACTGCAAGCCATCAAGAGAGGGAGTGTCTTGGCTGCTCAAATACCTGAGGAATCCTGCTGTCAAACAGGTCGCAATAGACGGTGACAGCGGGAAGGGCATCCTTGAGGAAGCCATGCAGAAGATACACGCCAAGAGACCAATCATGGTCAGGACAGCGGACTTCATAATGGCTAATTCAATGTTTGAGCAGGCAATTGAGGCAGGCACCGTCAAGCACATGGATCAAGCCTCACTAAGACAGGTTGTCTCAAATTGTGAGAAGAGGTCCATTGGATCAAATGGTGGTTTTGGTTACAATTCGCAGCTGAAGGGCGCAGACATCGCACTTCTTGACAGTGTGATTCTTGCGCATTGGCTGTGTGTTGAGTATAAGGGAGAGAAAAAGCAAACAGTACGGTATTAAGGGCTTGCACAATAGGGTGCACGCCTTTTTTAATACATTATCACGGATACCATCCGGCAAAATGGGGGGAATTAAATATGTCAGAATTTAAGGTTATTGAAACGCAGGAGCAGCTTGATGCCATCCTGAAGGACAGAATCGAGCGAGCCAAAAAGACAGCAGAGGAAAATGTCAGGAAGGAGCTTGCAGATTACGAATCCATCAAGGCTGACAACAAGAGCCTTGCAGAAAAGCTTGAGCAGATGACCGCATCCACAAAGGAGACAGAGGACAGGCTCAAAGAGCTTGAGAAGGCAAATGCAGAGTATAAGCTCTCAGCCATGAAAGTCAAGATTGCGCAGGGAGCGGGTCTTCCAATCGAGCTTGCTGACAGATTATCAGGCGAGGACGAGGAAGCCATCAAAGCGGACGCAGAGAACATGGCAAAGTATATGTCCAAGCCACAGGTTGCGCCTCTTGGAGCAGCGGAGCCAAGAACGGAAGACAAGGATCCATTCACAGCAGGGCTGTCCAGGATGGCAAAAGATATCAATATTTCAGACTAAAGGAGAAAAACAATGGCAACAATCACAGCAGGAAACAACTTCCCAGCGGAAGTAGTCACAGAGATGTTCAACGCTGTAAAAGGTCACAGCGCACTTGGCAAGCTCTCAACAGAGAAGCCAATTCCATTCAACGGCACAACGGCATTCACATTCACCGCAGCGGGCGAGGCTCAGCTCGTTGGTGAAGGTGATGAGAAGGCACCGGGCAATGCTGCAGTAACACCAAAGGTCATCAAGCCTCAGAAATTCGTATATCAGCAGAGAGTGTCTGATGAATTCCTGAATGCAAGCGATGAAGTCAGACTTGACTATCTGAGAGCATTTGCAGAGGGCTTTGCCCGCAAGATTGCAAGAGGTTTTGATATTGCAGCAATCCACGGACTTGAGCCATCAACACTGACAGCTGCATCATTCCAGAGCACAAACAGCTTTGACGGACTTGTCACAGGAAACGTAGTAACCTATGTGGCAGCTTCAGTTGATGACAACATTGATGCAGCCATTCAGATGATTACAGATGGACAGGTCACAGGTCTTGCACTTGACCCAACAGCAGCGACAGCTCTCGCAGCGATCAAGGTCAACGGTGTGCCTCAGTATCCTGAATACAGATTCGGTGGAAACCCTGACACATTCTATGGCATGGGATCAGATGTCAACAGCACAGTTGGTGTTGCAGCATCAGGAGCAGCGCACACCGACAAGGCGATTGTTGGTGACTTTGACAATGCCTTCAGATGGGGCTATGCAAAAGAGATTCCTCTTGATGTCATCCGCTATGGTGACCCGGACGGAACAGGCAAAGACCTCAAGGCATACAATGAAGTCTGCCTGAGAGCAGAAGCCTACATCGGATGGGGCATCCTTGATGCTAACGCATTCGCAATGGTACAGGCATAGTCATGAGGTACATCAACGAGAAGACAGGCGCAATCATTGAGACCCCTTGCCAAGTTGCAGGGGATTGGAAGCCAGTAGAAGCTCCAAAGAAGCCTGCTAAAAAGAAAAAAGGAGCTGAGAAAAAATGA